AGCAACAGTTCGTCGGCGCTTTTGCGTTCGCCGTACGGGAGAAGGTCGGGTCGACCATTCATGCGCTGAAGCGCTTTGATCCGTTGTTCCAGGATCTCGTTGTCGTCCAGCAATCGCTGGGCTTCGGCAGGGTCGAAATCATCCCCGCGGAGAATGTCCTGCGCTTTCGTCGCGTTGGCGACAATTTGGGCGCGAAGGTTATCGATACGGTTCATCGTGTGTCCTCCATCGCGGTTTGTACCGCGATGCGTTGGGCAATAAGGCGACGGAACAGTTCGTTCCGTTTGTTGGTGTTGTCGGGCCTCGTCTTAGTTTCGGGTCCGTCGACCGTAACGTCTGACACGTTGTCGGATTCTGCGTCGCGCAGGATCGACCACGTTTTGGAGGCGATTGTAGCCGCCTCCCTGCGGGACAGCGACAACGCATCGCGCAGTCGTCGCTCAAACTGGGTAATGGTTGCGGGACGACCAACCGGTCGGTCAAAAGCTTTCGACGCCTCTGGCATCGCGGCTACCTGCAACAAGATTCGATGGTATTCCGTTAGCACCTGGTCGATGTCGGAAACCGGTTTCCCGTACTCCAACATCTCCGACACGGCTTCGACCATTCGCGATGTCAACCGTCCGACGATCATTTCGACGGCTTCGGTATCCCAACCGACGAACACGGTATCCGGTGTCAACGGCGCTTCGGGTTCTTCCATTTCCGGTTCTCCAGGCTCCATACCGTAATCGTCCTTGGTGTTGACGATCGATTTCAGGCTGGCGACGTTGCGCGATTCTGCCGGTCGTGGTGTCAACGACGCTTCGCCCAAAGGCCATGCTTTGATCCGACACGCTTTGCCGACGCCGGTTGTTTCACGGATAACAAGGTGTCCCGCCGCTCCGCTGGAAAAACCGAGGCGTCCTTCCTGAGCCAACCGTTTGATCATTTCGCGGTACTGGTCGGATTCCGCTATTTGCCCTTCGTACCAAAGCCCGGCGCTCTTCACGGTGACAACGCCGTCTCCGATCGCTTTACGACCAATCTGGTTGTCCATCCCGTGCGCGTAATACAACCGCAAAGGGAACTGATCGCCCTCGTTCGTCGGACGTCCGAAATCAGTCGACGCCGTGAAGAAATCGCCTTCCAGGTCCGTATCCCGCGGAGTCCCAAAACGCACCAGGTAACCGGCGACACGACCGTCTGGCGTCGATTTAACGGCGTCCCCGAACCCAACCATAAGATCGTCCATTTAACCCTCCAGCTCCTTCAACGGCACGGCAACCGCGGTCGGTCCCCAGACCGCGTCCTGTTCAACCTTACCGAACCGTGTCAAAGACATTCCGTTTTTCCAAAGGTCGTACCGGCCTTTGCCTAGAACTTCAATCTGCTCGTCCGACGTCAACTGCGCGAACAATTGATCCCGACCCGGCACTTCTGGCGTGGTGTCGTCCAGTTCAGGATCACCGGTAATCTCCGCGATCGATTTCGGCTTCGGGACCGCGACACAACGGCAGTTCGGATGCGTCGGCATAATGTCCGACGTTTTGTGTTCCGTCCCGTGCAGAGCCCAACAAACAGCGCAGGTCCTCGGATCACCAGCACAGACCCGTGTCCATCCGTCCAGGACATCGTCGTTAGCCATCAACATTTCGCGGTTCGCTTCGCCAGCCGCTCGGAGCATTTCGGTCCTGGCGATGGTTTCCATTCGCTGGTACGACGCCTGTCCGACCCGTGTCATCATCCGAGCGGCTTCCCTGGGACCGACACCACGACCCATAGCCTGTTCAACCGCGGACCGTGCGTCGATGCCGACCTGGTCGAAAACTCGCGACAACGGGGAACCGTTGCTGGCGAACCCAACGAACTTTTCCAACGCCGACCGATCCGGTCGTACGACGTCCCAAACGATGCCGACGGTACTAAGCGGAGCCGTTGTTATTTTCGTCAACTGCGCGATGCGGTCCGTGCTGTAATCGATCAACTCACGTTGACCTATGACGGTCTGTTCCAGGCCAAACGACTGGAATTCCACGATCTGCTCAACAAGGTCCTGTCCGACGTTTTGGAAGCGTTCGGCGAGCATTACCGTTTGGCGTTCGACCGGAATACCGTCGGCCTCCATCTCGGCGATCGATTCCAATATTCGCGCAAGCTGAGCCTGGACACCCTGCAACGCGTTACCGTACGCGTTTCGCATTCGACGGACATACCTCATGTCCCGTCGTTCCAGACCGGCACGGAACGACCGAGCCGCGTTCCACAGCTCGTTGTCCGTCGCCTTCGTCGCTATTCGGTTGTTAACGTCCAAAAAGGGTCCGGCTCGGCGTCCTCCGTCGCCGATCCGTCGTCCTCGTCGAATGACTTCGACAGCGTTTCCCCGCGTTGAATCTTGTCGCGCAAACGACGGGACCACGCGTACCCGGCGTCGCCTCCCCAGAGGTCCCAGGCTACCCGTCCAGGCGACGGATAGCCGTCCTCACCGGCGTTAAAGCCTTCGGCACGTTTGTCGACTTCGTGTCGACTGAAAAACGAATACATTCGCACGATGACGTCTTCGCTCAGGACATCGCCGTTGACTATCTGGTTCGCACGTGCCAGACCGACACGGGTACCGCCGGGTCGTCCCTCACGTTTCCATTCCAGCGCACGACGCGCCGCTTCGCGCATCGAATCGTTGGGTCGTGCTTTGGTGTCGACGGACCGCACGGCAACCGCTTCTTCGCGCAGGGTAACCGGAGCCGCGCCGGTATGCTGAATGTCGATTCCAAGGCGGTTTGCGACGGCACCAGGGTCGAAACCGGATCGGATGAGGATACCAGCCGCGTTCGCCGTTTCGTTGATGTCCATCGACGACGTCGTCGCCGTCGTCCCTGGGAACATCGTGCCGGTGTCGTCGTCGGTCGGGTCGAGACCGGCAATACGTTTGGCCTCGGCGCGATCGATGATTCCTGCTTTGTACAACCGCTCTGCGCGTTGGGCCTCAGCCGCGAGATCGTCGGCAAGCGCACGGACAGCGTCAACGTTGAACCGTAGGTAGTCATCGTCTGCCGATTCGGGATATTCGGGAAGCAACGACAACGTGAGCGACTCCGCGATTTGAGCCATCAACGGAATCATTCCGTCTTCCCAAGCCGCTTGTTGTGCGCGTTCGTAGTTGCTGTAGGTTGATCTGTCCAGGCCAGACCCAAGGCCCAGGACCATCGGGTTCAACCCGAGAGCCGCGCAGACCCGTTCCTCGGGAAGACGACGCACGGTATCCAGGGCAAGTTCCGACGGCGCGAACGACACGCGATCGATCTTGTACGGTGCTTGCATTACCGCGACACCACCGGCACCGTCGACTGCGAAGTTCTCCTGGAGCCGACGTTTCAACGCCCTGGCGCTGTCCTCGTCGATGTCGACCATCGCGTCCCGTGCGTCGGGTCCAATAATGACGGACGGCATCGCGTTGTTACGGAGAAGCCCGTACGCGGTCCCAGCCGCCGTGTTGTCGGTAGCGATTTCGCGCAACGTTGACATCAACGGCGAACGACCGATCCTGTGGTCGTTCGGGTCTCGTCCGTACCGTACGTGAATGATGTCTGCCGGGTCGATGTTGTACGTCGTACCGTCCGTCGTATACGCGTAATAACGGATCGGTTGGTCGACATCTCCGACAGGTCGGACCATGTCAGCCGGGAGATATTGGAGATCGGTCGGCAGACCCGCGATGTTGTTCGACCGGACCTTACGCAGGTACGCGTTGCCAAATATCTTGTAATCGGTTATGACCCAGGACCAGAACACGGACGGTGCAATACCCGGTTGCGGTTTGCGAAGCAATGTCAACGCGGGATGGTCTGGCAACGGTTCGGCTTGACCGTTGTCGGTCGGTCTCATTACCTCGGGGATGCCCTGAGCCCAGTTACGGATATACCAGTCAAGCCCGACGGCGACGATGCTGTTTAGACCGAGGTCTCCCGCCTCGTTGGACCAGTCACGGTGCGAACCCGGCAAACGTCGTGTCCACAACGATTGCAGTTGACCCGAACCAGAACCGATCGTCCAGCGCATTCTGGACGACCACGGTGGAGGCAACGGTTCGTCCCGTTGTGCCAATATTTTCCACGCGCTGTTGAACCGGTCCCGTAATGTCAAACCGACCTCCATTGCCAAACGGAAAGGCCCCGTACCGAGAATCGGCGCGGGGCCTTGAGGATGGAGAAACAAGGGTCTGAGGAGTACCCGTCTGCACTCTACCACGGTTTGATACGACGTCAAGCCTGGGCAAAAAAAAGCCCCGACCAGACCGTCGGGGCTAAGGCTAACACAGAATCGATGTCCTATTCAACGCCAGGACCGCGTTGTCCTCCGTTGCTTGACGTTGTCGCGGAGAAATTTACCGCAGGAACATCGCCAGAACCCTGTTCCGTTTGGACGCATCGGTTGCTTGCAGTTCGGACACGCCGGTCCCTCCTTGTCGCTGAAGGAGGGACCGCGCTTGCCCTTAGGTCGGTCGGTCATACCCGGTCCACCACGGCGAGGCCGAACATCCCCGTACCGGCGCAACCACCGTCGTATTCGAATACCCGGATCTGGTCGACGGCGACGTCGGCTCCCTCGATATCAACATCGGTCCGTTCGACGACGTCGAAACCACCGTCGCGCAATGCCTCCAGGTACGCGTCGATTTCGGCGTGTCCGTCGCCGAGCCGGTCGCTCGGGTTGTCGAACGCGTACCACGGTTGACCGGTGTTCTGGACGATGCCGGTTACAGGACACAGCTCGTAGTACCGGCAGACGGTATGCCCTCCCTGCTCGATCGCCAGCTCGGCGTACCGTGCAAGTTCGGCGTCGGTCTCGTCGCAGTAGCCGAACATCTTCGCGACGTTCGTCGCCGTGAAGTATTCTTTGATCTCGTCGGTTGTCATCGACCGAACGTCGCGGAGCGTCAAGCCCCAATTTGCCAGGTCGATGCTGGTCGGCAACGGTTGCGTGTTGCGGATGTCGATAACGTGGTTGGTTGTTCTGCTCATGGTTTGTTTCTCCGTGCCGGTGGTCCGACGTTGGATTTATCACACAAACCTAAGCGATAGACAAGGGTTGTGTGGTGTTTTTTTTCGGGACGGTTAGAACGCGCTGAACGACCGACGTCCGCTGATCTGCCACGCGTACGCCAACGCGTCGACCGCGTCGTCGTGTCGACCGACCGGGAACGACAACAGTTCATCCCCAAACCACGACGGCAGGTCCGGTGCGTGGACGACCAGACCTTGTTCGTAACGCGCTTCCAAAGGTCCGAACCGCGTCAGCTTGTCCCGATCCGGTTTGATGCCACGGACCGGCAACCGTGTTCGGCGTAGCAGTTCCTGGACGACCGCCGCCTGATATTGCACCTGCTCGATGCCGATAACCGTCGGGTTCCATTTGCTAGCCATGTCCTGAATAAACCGTAAAACACCATCAAACGACGCACGGACCCGTGCAACGTCCAGTACCCAAACGATGCCGTCGTTGTCCCGTGCCAACGCGACAGCCGCGGTATAGTCCGCTTCGGCCTTGGTGCTGATCGCCAGGTCGACGCCGATCGCGATCGACAGACCGGATGGTGGTGTTCCGGTCCTCAACCATTCGCGACGTATTCGCGCACCAGCCGCGTCCACGAACTCCGCGAGGTATTCCTGCCGGTACGCAATCGACGGCAGGTTTGCCGAGGCCGAGTCCACCTCCGTCGGGTCGATATATGGGTTCGACGTCGTTGGCATCTGCCAGCGGGACCATTGCTGTTCGACACCGGCGATGTCGTACAACGCCTTAAAATAATTCCCGCCTTTCGGCGTCGAAAGGAAATAAGCATCGCCCTTGTAATCGGTCAACGTCGGTCGTATTGCTTCCGTCCAGGCTTGTTCCAGGTGCCGTGCCATAGCGGCTTCATCGATAATGACACGTTTGTATTTACGACCACGGGCTACGGTTGCCGGGTCGTCGAGCGTCCAGTAATCGATCGACGCGCCGGTTACAAGTTCGATGCGCGGGGCTGGCGATTGAATTGACCGACGGACGACCGGCGCGTATATGCGCTTGTGGTCGTTGTATGCCTCTTCCAGGAGCCGGTACGTCGGAGCAAACCAACCGCACGGCAAACCATCCCGAAGCGCCGGGTCGGCGAGTAGGTTCCCGCCAAGCGTCGTTTTGCCAAAACGTCGACCGCAAGCCAGCACGTTGTACCTTTTGGCTTCGCGCAGAATACGGATCTGTGCTTCATGCGGTCGTGGCAACCGTAATATGACGTCAGGCATCCGGAACGATCAACGGGTCCTCGTACTGGACGATAACACGAAGCGGACCACCGTCGTTACCGTGGAGTTCCTGCTTGAGTTTGTAATCTGCCGATCGACGACGCTCCAACCACCAGGCCGCCGCCTGCCATGTCTCCGAGGCCGCTTTCTGAATTATCGCGACGTTCCGAATTTCGGCGTCGGCTTCCGCTTTTTCTATAGCGTCGCGAAAATCAGGGAAACGCTCTAACCACGTTGCCAACGATGATTCGCTGATACCGGCGTACGCGCACGACGCACGACGGGTATTACCTGCCCTCAACGCCTCCATCAGCCGGTTTTCACGGTCCGGTGTCCGTTTGGTCGGTCGTGCCATTATTGTCCTCCTGCGGTCCGTCAACGTGCCAATGACAGGAATTCAGCCCGTGCCGATTGGTCGGTACGGAATGCGCCGTGCGTCGCGCAGGTAACCATTTCAGCTCCTGGTTGGCGAACACCACGGCATCCCATACACAAATGGTGCGCTTTTACGACAACGCCGACACCACGTGGTTTCAGATGCTCCAACATCGCGTTCGCTATTTGGTCGGTCATACGCTCTTGGACCTGTAGCCGTTTGGCGTAGCATTCGACCAACCTAGCCATCTTGGACAACCCGACGACCCGGTCTGTCGGTAGGTACGCAACCGTTGCTTCGCCGATAAACGGTAACAAATGGTGTTCGCAGGTTGACGAAAAACGGATACCACGGACCACGACCATTTCGTCGCAAGTAACGTCAAAAGTCTTGGACAAGATGATCGCCGGGTCCATTGCATAGCCGACGGTGAGTTCCCCCCAGGCTTTGACGACACGCGCCGGTGTCTCGATCAAGCCCTCCCTAGACGGGTCCTCCCCAATATGAACCAACAGGGTCCGTACCGCGTCCAACGCGCCGTTGTCAGTAACCATTTGTAATAACTCCACCTAGCGGGATGAGCCGTTTGTCGGCGTTGTCGTCGAACGTGTCGGCTCGGAACAATTTATGGACCTGGTACCCGGCACGGAACGGAGACCCGTTTGCGGTTACCCAGCGGGTTATCGCTTCCAGGACAACCGGGTCGTTGCGTTTCGACCATTCGGGATGCAACCATATTGGAGCCGATGGCGACCGGTCAATCAACGTTCGCATAGCCGTCCCGATAGACGTTTCGCCTTCCACGATGATTTTGAATTCATTCGCACGGAATACATTGTCGGGTAGCGGTGGTTTCGCAAACGGCTTCGGCGACAAGGTCAACCATGCTGGAACCGGTGGTATGGGACGATGTCCCGCGGTCTCGATATGAACGGGTCGTTCGGTCCGTTCCCGTATCGCGTGGATCAACGGGACCAGGTTGTACATCGTCGGTTCGCCTCCGGTAATGACGGTGAACGCGAACGGCTCGTCGATCGGTATTAGCCTGGAGAGGGCTTCGGCGTCGTATCGTTGGATGTTGTCGGGCCTCCAATCGGGGTGCCAGGTACCGGCTGAATCGCACCAATGACAACGTTGATCGCAACCGTACAAGCGCAGGAAATAAGCGCATTGCCCAGCCCAGACGCCCTCGCCTTGGAACGACAGGAACCGTTCCTGGAGAGCGTAGATTGGTCGTTCAACGGACTCGCCAGGAAGCATATGTCCTCCAATCTCCGGCGCGTTCGGTTACCCGAACCTCGTTGAGACGAACACCGGAACGCAACGTCAAGCGGGCGGAGGCTTGTCCCCAGAACCACGCGGCTAGGCTCTCGGACGACGGGTTGATCGGCAAGAGAGCGTTCAGGTCCTGGTGGTCCAACGAATCGATCAGCGGTTTGATCGATTGTCGAATCTCATCGAATCCGATCAACCATTCGCGGCCGTCGAGTTCCGAGCCTTCGAACACGAACTGAACCTCCCAGTTATGACCGTGGTTGCGCGAACACGGACCAGTATCGACCGGGTTATGGTGAGCCGCGCAAAACTCAAACGATTTTGCTACTCGGAACATAGATACTCCGTCGGGTCTGGAATACCCGCAATTTCGAAGGCTTCGCGCCGTTCTACGCAGGTACCGCATTTGCCACAATGGGCCATACCGCCTTTGTAACAGGACCACGTCTTGGCGAAGTTCACGCCGAGATCGGTACCGATACGGACGATGTCGGCCTTGGTCTGGTCGATGAATGGAGCGACCAGGTTGACCGGATCATATGAGCATAAGGCCATAGCCGTACGCATGGCACCGACGAACATAGGCCTGCAATCGGGATATACGGCATGGTCGCCTTGATGCGCTCCATAGATGACCGTATCGCAACCATTCGCAATGGCAACCGACGTAGCCGTGGCGAGCAAGACCATGTTGCGGTTTGGTACGACGGTGATCCGCATGGATTGGTCTTCATAATGACCCTCGGGTACGTCAACGGCCGTGTCGGTTAGACAGGATCCGACCAGAAGTGATCCCAAAACGCGCAGATCGACGTATTTCCAGGGTACGCCAAGTTGCTCGGCGGTTCGCCTGGCATATGCGATCTCTTTATCGTGCCGTTGACCGTAGTCGATGGTAACTGCGATGGTTGCCGTGCCGTTTGCTACGGCCTGATACAAAGCAACGGTCGAGTCCAAACCGCCTGATAAAACGACAGCAGTTTTCATTTAAGCCACTAGACCCCTCTCTATGTTGAATGCCTTTTGAACTATCGACAATGCGTTGGAATTTACTAGCGATAGAACTACCCGAGTTCCAAATTGTAACCGGCAGTCGAAAGCGAAACGAATCATCGACTGAGCCCCGATGACGCGGTGGTATCCATTTTGCCCTCGCCACCACGACTCTTTACGTACATCGGAAATATTGTAACCATAGGATTCAAGTGCAACAGACTGATCCTCATTTATGCGTTTTCCCATATCAGTACGGTGAATGGTAACGCTACGACCACGCCCCATATACAGCGATACCTGACCCATTAACCCTCCGTATTCCCAAGACGCCGCATCCACGCTATATGGTTTGTATTTGGCGATCAACGGTTTGCTTAGGCAACCAAGCAGATGAACTGGTCTGTTATTGTTTACTAGCACGTGTTTTGCCCAGGGAATTCCGCCTCCTGCGCCCTTGTGCGTAACAATACCGCCGACGGCGACAAGATCGGAATGCCCGTACATTGCATCAATGTCGGACACAGCCGTACCTGGCGTAATGATCGGCACAACGTTCAATCCGGAATCAATTATTCGTTTATGGTTGTAGTTTGTTCGAACTGGATCGCCTATGACGTCGAGGGTAAAAACGCGTTCTGGTTGAAATGGAAATGTACGGACGAACCGAACAAACTCGTCGACCGGCGTTGGTTCCTTTTTTGCTTTGTAGGTCGTAAACGCTCCTGAATCGATCCAGAGTTTATGACCTGCCTGATATGCCTCGGTACAGGCATCAATCATTTGAGTCTTGTTCAGGTAAGGGTACGCTACCAGGTAATCAATGAATGACATCAGTCTTCAATCCGCGCATCGTTGAAATCGGCAATAGCATCCGCTACCGCTTGTCGAACATCGTTGGATTCAGCCTGAATGCACGATACGACCATCGTGTAACGTAGACCGTCTCCGTTCGCGTCGATACGGTCGGCCTTTTCGGCTATGTCGGTATCCCAGTTTCCTGTAACGCGCCCGATCAATTCATCCAGGTCGTCTCCGTCGTAACCGGTACCAGTCAAACCAGACGGAGTGTTCGCCAGCTCCGACAACAGTTCGGCTAGTTTCGCCTCGTCGTCCATTCCGAGCCTGGTGGTGCGGTTGTCGGCTATCAGGATACGAAGTTCCTGTTCATCGTCGACGTCGACCCAAGCAACTGGGACCTTGTCGTAATGAAGCGATTTCGCAACCGCGAAACGGTGGTTTCCCGCCAGGATATGACCGGTCCGTTTGTTGGCGACGATGGTCCCGAAGAACCCGTTCTCAACCATGCTCGATTGGATCGCTCCGAAATCGCCCTGGTTGACGTTGCGCGGATGGAGCTTCAGCCGGTTTAGCGGGACCTGCTCGATTGTCGTGTTGATGGTTTTTGGCATTGGGCCTCCGTGGTCTGCCGTGCGTCGGTCGACGCAGGTTCGTTGTTGTCCCAGCCGTTAGCCGGTGTCCATCGACAACCGCAACGACAGAGAATGGTCGTCGGCGAGCAGAACATCGTATCGCCAGACCGTCGCACGACGATCCGTGTCGGGTCGTCGGATGTTATTTCGCCGTGAATGCGCTCGCAGACCCGGCAACGTAGAAACATTAGGTCGGTTCCTCGTCGTTGTCGTCGGCGAGATAATCGCTCTCCAGGAAAAGGTTCGCGGCTCGGACCAGCCCCAAGGCTAGAACGTGGTCGGCGGTACCGACGAACCTGGTCGACGCTGATTTACGGATCGGGTCGGTCGTATGCAGAACGCAGTACGCGACGATGCCGACCTGTTGCGCGTCCTCAAGCGCCTTGGCGATACGCTCGGTATGGTCGTCGATATCGTCGGTCATCGTGGCATTATTGCTCATCGTTCCAGCATGGGCAACGGTCGTTGTTTTTTGGACCGGCTGAAGTTCTCCAACAACGCGAACGGTTGACGCGAATAAGCCGCCAACCAGTCGTTGGTATCGATTTCCAGGCCACGGTCCCGTGCCTCGGATTCTGAATAAACGACGACCGAATATTTCAACCCGTGTTGTTCGATCAGCGCATCGTGCTTGCCTCCGTACGACGCCGTCAGCATGAGGTTGTCGGGTATCTGTCCCAAACGGTTGATCCAGAATGGTAGGCTTTTCGTAAACGCCCAGAACCAAACGTTCGGTTTAGCACGTGCGACGCCCAACCAACCGTCGAAATACCGCTGGCTGAAAAAGTCTCCAGCCGCGTGGACCCGTACCTCCTGCGCGTTGTCGGGTAACAACGCCAGGATCGCGTCGGTTACCGCGTCGGCGTCAAGGCGGAACACCAGGTCTCGGTTAGCCCAAGCCTTGTCCCGCACGGCTGGGAACCGTTCGGTAACGGCGCTGTAGCACTTGAATTCCGAATGCGGTCCTAACGTCAAGGATCCGGTGTCGCGGTTGGTGTAGGCCAAGCAAGCCTTGGCACCAGGGCAGGTATGTCCGCTTGGCAGATTCCAGGTCAGAATCCGTTTGCTGAACAGGTAACGGTTGCCACGGGTAAAGCCGGGATGGATCATCGTGTTTCCTCGTATTGTTGAATTCGCATCCCAATCCATCGCATGACAGGCACGGCCATGCTGTTGCCCAACGCCTTGTAGCGAGGGGAATCGGGCGTGTCCTTCCCGCTAGGCTTGATGTCGGTCCAGCCGTCGGGGAAACCCTGGAGACGTTCACACTCCACCGGGGTAAGGCGCCGGACTGCCATGTGTGCAAATACCGCTGTTCCTTCAGCTTTGCTTTTATCAAGGGTTGGTGCAAGTGAACCTGGATTCATGCTGTTGGTCGAAGATGCCCTTGATTGGAATACCATCGGCTGTTGCACCAGTGGGGTATTGTTCCCGCCGGTGTCCCACCTGGCCGCCACGGTCGGGCATTGTTCCACCGGACCCGTAACCCGAGAGTCGTTCGGGTGGGATTCATAAACGGCTGGGATTATCCTGCCGGTGTAGGCATCCTGCCCCGAATAGGCACCGGGATGGGTGTCCGCGCACAAAGCACCTACGGTGTCCCACAAACGCTCTCCAACGCATGCCGAAGCATCTCCGGCAATTCCTTCCCGCGCTTCTCGGCTCGGCGGAGGATCCCTTGACAAGCTTTCTGGCTCAAATAGTACTTCGGCTGCACGTCGCGGGTCTCCTGAAGAGTGCGCGACAACGAAGACACGACGGCGTCGCTGGGCCACTCCGAAGTACTGAGCGTCAAGCACTCGGTACGCGAACCCATACCCGAGTTCGCCCAGCGCCCCGAGGAAGGCACCAAAATCCCGTCCTCCGCTTGATGACAGGACACCGGGGACGTTTTCCCAGAGGATCCATTCGGGGCGATACCAGTCAGCCATTGCAACGAAGGTGAGCGCCAGATTGCCTCGCGGGTCTTCGAGTCCGCGCCGGAGTCCGGCGACGGAGAAAGCTTGGCAAGGTGTTCCCCCGACCAGAATGTCAATTGCTCCACGATCAATATCCCACTCCCGAAACTTGGTCATATCCCCGTAGTTCCGGACCCCAGGGAACCGGGTTTCCAAAACCTGCGAGGGAAACTTCTCGATCTCGCTGAAGCCGATAGGCTGCCACCCAAGTGGATGCCAAGCGACGCTGGCTGCTTCTATGCCCGAACAAACCGATAGGTACCTCACACACGTTTCTCCCTCCATAGCCTAAGCATAACGACGGCAGGGTTATCCTCAGAATTCTGTTCCCTGCGACGTCGTGCTTTCATCTTCTCTGTATATTTTATTTCATTATCGGTAGATTCCCTCTCCATACGCTCCCGATCGCGACAAATGTTCTGAATGGTTTCTACGGCACGTGCATCGCTCATATGTAGCAAGCAGGTCATTATTGCGACATCAAGCGGACCACCGTCGTCCCTGGACGGGAACATCGCCAGCCACGACGGGGCTTCCGCGCGTGGTGGTGGCGCCGGTAAAAAATTCCCCGAGACCGCACCAAGCAACGCTGTACGACCATTCTGGAGCGATCTAGCCGTATATTCGCTGGGAGCCGTGATTTGCCGACGTTGTTCGGCGACTCCACCTTCCACGGTCTGGTTCGGCGCGGGAATCATCCCGAGCCTATGGGCTTCGTCGGCGATCGCTGAAACCCTTGGTCGGAACTGTTGGTTTCGAATCCATTTGACCAGATTCGGACCTCCGTTGATCCAGATCGGTTTCTGCCGTCCCCAGACCATACCCGGTTCGTAGTGCGCTAGCCTGAGCCCAGACCGTCCCATGAGCCTCATCTGGTTGACAAGGTCCCGCACCAACGCGATGTCGACGTCGTCCAGTTCCCCCCCAGGGTGTCGCGCAAGTTCCGTCGCGATCAGGACCTGGTATTCGGCGAATGACCGCCGAATGAATTCCGATTCTGTTTTGTCCATCCTAATCCTCCCAATCTTCCGTACCGTAAAAACGGTTGATCCGTCGTTGCGCTTCGGCTTCCTCGTTTGCCGTCGCTTGTTCCATCAGTTCCCGTGCGCGTCGCGCACGGGCTTCCGGTGCCGATTCCTTGACGGGTCGGTCGACCAACCAGTCCATCGTCCGGTGCCGTTTGACCGGTGCCAGTAATGGCTTCTCGGGTTCATCCCGTCTATCTCTACCACCATGTTTATTATTACCTGTATCCAATAACGGTTCCCCTAATGGTTCTGTGTCCCGTTTTCGGTACTGCTTCTTGTCCGTTTTCGGTACTGCTTCTTGTCCGTTTTCGGTACCGGTCCGTTTTTGGTACTGGTCCGTTTTTGGTACTGCTTCACCGGCACCATTCAGCCGGTAAACACGGATGGATCGGGTTCGTCCCCGCTTGTCGCCGGTGTCCGAAATCAGCCCGGCATCGACCAGTTCCCGCACGGATGCGACGATCGTTTTGCGGTTCAACTCCGTGTCCGACGACAACGTTTCGACGCTCGGGTAAGCCTCCCAATCTTCGTTGGCATAATTCGCCAACGCCATAAGAACGGCTTTCCGAGACGCAGAACCGGTCCTGGTGCGCCTAGCCCAGTTCGAAGCCTGGATGCTCATTCGTCCCGTTCCAACCGGCAGACCGGCGTGGAATCCTCGACGTCGTACAACAAGCCGTCGGCACCAACGCGCACGACGAACAAACCGAGTTCGTCTTCGTTTACGTCTTCGAACCCGTCGTCGTCGATGCTCAGAAAATCATCGATCTCGGCTTGTGCATCCGACGCATCCGTATACAAGCAACCCTTGTCGTCCGACCACGACAACGGTATCCATCCCCCAAAAAGCGTGTACAACGCTGGCAACCAATACGTGCAACCAACCTGCGGTTCCTCAACCATCGTTTGTTCCTCCATCAAAAAGGACCGGCATACGACGCCGGTCCTTGTATCGTAACCTAACTCGTCTGTTCAGTCGGCGAACGGGTCTCGACCATCCCCGACGGGTTCGTCGTCCGTTTCGTCGATCTGGGACGCGCCTACCTCCTCCAAGCGATCGTACGCGGACCACCAATGACCCTGATCGTCGGCGTCGAAATCCCCGTCGTACATTAATTTCGCGAACGCGACGGCTTTGAACTTAGAAGGTTTGCCGGTTGTCCCGAGCAGGTCGTAACCAAGCTCCGTCGCACGGTCCACGAACGTCCGACGCGCAAGCGCGAGGTCCCGCGTCTCCGACCGTTTCGGTTGTTCCGTCGGCTTCGCTTCCAACGCCGGTGCCGACACCACGGGTTCGGCATCGACCACGACGACCGGTTGGGACGGCACTACGACCGGTTCCATATTCATTGCTTCCTCTGGCGTATACAGCCCGTTGGTCGCGCCAGGAAGCACGGATCGGACTCCCTCCGACACGCACCGTGCGTGAAGCATCTGCCGAGGATATTGGGACCAAACGTCTTTGCCGGTTAGTTTCGCCGACCGAGCCATCTCAAGGGTCCAGGACACGGTAACGGTACCGCCGAGACCATGAGAGAACGTCGCCTTTGCTTCCTTGTCGTCGCGCCGGTGCCATTCGACACGGCCTCCCATACGGACGAACTCGCCGAGCATGGCGTCGGCCCGCATCACAGGTCGTCCCTGAACAACGTGGTATCTCTCGACCGCAGTCATAGGGTCGAGTCCTTTTGCACGGCACAACAACATCAACGTTGCCGCGCTCTCCCGCGTCTTGAATGCGGGGAACAAACCGCTCTTGACGATGACATCAGCCATCGTCATTACGTCGCTCAACGACATCGCCGGTTGCACCGGCACCAGATCACTCATCGTTTCTCCTCCACGGGGAATCCCCGTCCGACCATTATAACGCCTTCATTACGTCGAACACGGCATTACAATTGCTTGATGACCGCATTCAGCGAATCGACCGACCCGTTGCCGTGCCGGGTCTCCGCGTCAACGACGACCGTCAACGCGTCGTGGATCGACCGGCAGATATTGGTATGACCGGCGTCTGCCAATGCTTTTTGCTCCGGTCGGATGGCACCACCAGGACGCTTCACCTCGATGCCGACCCAATCTCCCGACCATCGCGTGGTGGTTACCATGAGATCGGGAGCCCCTGGAGTGTTGCCCTGCCAACCGACAGCCGGTGTCGAAGCCCCGCATCGTTGGCACGGGACCATTCGCCGGGTTCGTCCTATCTCGATGACCGTATAACCTAGCATCCTCAACACGTTGACGATAGACGTCTGAATCGTCGACTCAGATATTGGTTTCGTTGTTGGTTTCCGTGCCATTCTGCCTCCGTCGTTTGTTCCATCGATCAACGTGTCCCGTTGTCCAGCGCCAACAATCCGGTGTCGACGGATGCGGTCGTACGATGCCGTTCTCGACAATGCACAACGGGACGCTGAACGGTGGTGGTGTCATTCCAGGCTTCGGTACGCGTATCGCCCAGGTTCGACCGATCCACGGACGTTCGGCGTTGTCCCGCTGGTATTCTCGCGCTTTGGTGTTCACGATCGCGTAGACGACCACGGTTTGACCGTCGTACAACGGCAACCAACGCTCAGCGTGTCGCCAGCACCATTGCCGTTGCGATGCTCGCGCCGACGGAGCGTTTATCGGTCGACCCTCGGCACGACGTCGATCCCTGTATTCGCGCCGTTTTTGCAAATGCTCCGCGTCCCCGCTGAGCAACCGTTTGATTTCGCGGTCTCGGCGTCGCCGACAATAAATGCAGACGGACCGGTTGTACCAACCAGTTTTGTAACGCCTACTCGGTTGACGGAAATGCTCAATCGAGTACGCGTCTCCGCAATCGACGCAAACCTTTATTCCAAGATCTCCCAATCTTTTGCCCTCCATTGCCGAGAAACCCAGCCCGGCGATCGTTGACAATGTCGAACCCAACGCTCGGGTCCGACGATGATTGGACAGTGGTCGTCGTCTTCCAGGTCGATGGTCCAATAGGCATCGACAGGCCACGCTCGGCGACGCATTTTTACGCCTCCGAGCATGGCCAGGAAAACATCCGACGGCCTTAACGGTACGTCTCCCACGGTACGTTCCCCATTTCATCGAGCATCATTTCGTGGACTAGGAAAAACGGGTCGGCATGAACCATGGCGATAAAATCATCCGACCCGTGCGCTTGAAGGAACCAACCTGGTTTACTCCAGGTATAGTTGCCGTCGGTCTGAATGTAAGCACCGGGTTCCCAGCGCGGAGACCTGACCTTCGCACCGTGTCGCAGTTGTGTAGCGATCCAGCCCGTGTCGACGGGTTCGTGGTCCATCCATCGACCGTTCGGTAACGCAATTTGCCAATCGTCGGTCGACCAACCGTCGCACAGGTCTCGTTGCCAGTACGGATGCATTACCGTTGCGACGATTTCCGGTTTACCCTCCAGGCACATAGACGCGACATTGCTTTGAGTCATGAGGTTATACCGACCTACGACCCAGATCCCCTCGGGCCAGCACGTGCGACGGACGTTGTGTCCGTGTTCGGCTTTGAACCGTGCGAGTTTACCGTCCACGTGTCACCTCCCAGAGGCCGAAACGGACCATCGCCAATTGCACGTACCGAGCGTCGGCACGTGCCGTCGGCGCGTGGATATTGGCGATCAACCGCAGGTATGCGCGCATCGCACGCTCTGCGACGACGTCGGGTAGCCTGGCGATGTCCCCGACCGTTACCGTGTCCAGCACCAGGTCGACCTCGTACGCCGGGTCGTCGTACAACGGGCTAACGTCCCCGTCGGGTAGCGTCGGCGTCGACCGACGGAACAACATTTCGAACATTTGTCTCCTCCTCAATGAGACCGCGCCAGTAGGCGCGAAACCACCGCTCCTCCTCCTTGGTCCAACCTGGCGGTGGTGAAGCCCGAACGTACCACCGGTAACGTTCGGAGGCTGGGACCTGCTTCAACGGACGGTCAACCGATAACGGGTTCCCCGTCCGTTGCGTTCGACCACGATCCATCCGATCCGTTCCAGCCCTTTGATCGCGGTCTGGACGGTCTTTGGTGCCAGACCGTACCGTCGGCTAAGTTCCAGCGTCGACACCGGCACGATGCCGTCTGGATCGGAGCAGTACAACATCCGTAAATAGACTGCCATCTCTGTCGGGTCCATCCGAACCACGCGAGAATCGATGTTTAGTCGCGTTCGGTCCTGGAGCCCAGCACCAAGCACGCTAGCGCAGTCAACAGCACCCACAACGTCCCGACGGCAATCAACCAGATCATCCCCGACCTCCAGATCAAGTACCCGACGGAGATATACCGCTAGGTCCAACGCTTCTTCGTAGGCGTGAACCAACCACCGGCTCAAGCTCAAATCGGTACGGTCGACGGTTGTCCCGTAGACCTGAATTCCCTTTTCCTGACGACCAAGCAGGTCGTTGATAACCAGAGTCAACGTCCGACCCGGTATGCTCATCGTCGCGCTCCGTGTCGTTGTGCAAGACGGCTTTCTGTACGGTCGGCAACGTCGACCGCGTACCAACAGACGACGACAAACGTTGCGATGACGATGATTGCGTTGACCGCGGGATGGTCCGACCAATGCCGACGGACGGCGCGACGCGTATCTAGACGATTCATGGTTCCTCCTGGTCGGCATCAACCGACACAGCGACAGTATAACACAACCGGTACGCCGAAGGTCCACGTTTGGGTAGATTTGACAACCAAACGTTGTTGTGTGATAATAGGTCCGTCGGCATCCCGACACGGAGAAACAACGATGAAGATGCATTACTCGATCGACGGCAAGCCCGCTTGTGGACAGAACACCACGGTTCATGTTGCCGGTTGTGTCACCACGTACAAGCACCACGTAGATTGTGCGCGATGCATCGCACGATGGAGCAAGTCCGTAACCGTGGTCGTTGCGACAGACATTGAAAAACAAATCAAAAAAGCGACCCGGCGCGTCAACGAAGCCAAAGCCTCCTTGGAACGCGTAACCAAGCACGCAACCGGCAACGTTGTATTGAGCCGCGATCAGATCATTGCAAACCACCAGGCCGACCTCGCCGAAGCCGAAGCCGCGTTGAATGCGTTATTTGTCGGATGAATCAAAGCCCCGGCAACGGGGCTTCCGGTCCACGGGAAGCCGTGCTGATGAGCCCCAGTAAGGGCGAAACCGGAATGGAGAAACAAACGATGGTTATTGAGAAGCCCAACCGCGACGATCTGAGGTTCGCGAAATCGATCAAGGTCGTAGACACGCCGAAGAAATGTTCTAACAAGGGACGCAGGGTCACCGTTAAGGAAGCCCTGCAGTTGATCGCAACCGGCGACTACGTCGTCCACGGTATCGAGCGCGGGTACATCAGCCTCAGTACCTTGGAGGTCAGCTACAACGGGGAATACGTCGTCGAGTTGTGGCGTAAGCCTAACGCCTAAACCAAAGCCCCGGCAACGGGGCTTCCGGTCCACGGGAAGCCGTGCTGATGAGTCCCAGTAAGGACGAAACCGGAATGGAGAAACAAACGATGGTTACGGTGGTTTCGCAGATGGACGCGTTCACGGTTGAGGACCATGTCGCGCTTCACCATTGGATAAACACGGCGCGACGCGTCCAGGCGGTTGAACAAGAGATCCTCGATTTGACCTTTGCTTGGGAACGGCTTGGTTGCCACGGTTGGATCGTCGCGCACGATGAAGCGAGCGAACGGTTGAAACGGTTACAGAAGATGGAACAGGAAGCCCGCAACAAATTCCTCGACGCGATCAAATAACGGTCAAGCCAACCACAAAGACCACGACCCGGTGCCGTTTGGCACCGGGTCGTTTTCATTGTCAAAAGTTGACGCGGATGAAACCACCACCAGTTCCAACCGACGACCAGGTCCGTTGTTTCCGGTACACTCCGTCGCCGTCGCGCTCAACCGTTGTTCCACGGTCTGGACCCGTGTTACCCTCCACGGCAACGAAACCGGTCGACGTCGGTTGCTCAACCACGATCCCGATATGGGCGCATCGACCTTTGGCTTGGAACCAGAACGCGACAAGGTCTCCAGGTCTCACCAACGACGGTTCAACCCGTGCCGTCGCACGGGGAACCCACAAGTTGTTGATTTGAGCCCAAGCGACGAACGACGGAACCCAGCCCGTGTCGGGAAACCCGGTCGGTATCTCCAGGTCCAGCTTTTCAGCCGCCGCCTCCAACCGGTACCGGACGAAGGCCGCGCACCACGGAGATCCTGGCGGTATCCCGACGGATCGTTGGTACGTTTCAACGGCGGGACCACGGTTGTCGCCTCCGGTCTCCGTAACGCCTACGTTCGCCGATGCGGCTCTTGCCGCCTCCGTAGCGATTGGACGGTAACTCATGGTCGTTTGTCGCCTGTACGGTCATCGTAGGGCGTTTCTTGAATGATCTTGTCGATTGCCGACAACATTCGTAGATCCTGGACGATGTCGGAGACGCCCCTGGTGCGTATTGTGTCGACCAGCTCGACGACCGACG